GGCTTTTCTCTATCTGCCGTTGGTGTTCATGCCCGAGGCAGATAGCCTCAAGCACCCGCAGCAATTCTACTTAACTATCCTTTTCCCGCAAACCGTTTTTATCCCCAGCGGCAAATCGAATACACCACCAGCGCCACCGCCATCGCAATTCCTACCGTTGTGAATGCTTCAGGCCAGGTCATTGATTCACCTCCTGCGGCGGTTCTGGTAGCGACATCCAGTGGGTTGCTTGCCTAAGATCATTACCCGGACTAACTGCTATACCTCCGCGCCGGAACGTGCCTCCGAGATAGCGTGCGGAATATATTAATGGCCCAGCCTCGCTATCGATATTCATCGAAATAAGCACGTTCTGGCTCTTTTCAGGCATTCGCTCAGTACAGCTTATCCAGCCATCCAGAGTTATCGGAGATCTGGTTGACGTTTCCGAGATTTCCCGAAAATTGTTGGTTGACGAATTCTTATTTTCCCGAAAGTTTCCGGCCTGAAGCATGGCGACGCGGCAGGCGTTCCAGCCATCAGCATATGTTTTAGTTACACCGTCGAGATGGCAGGTAAGCAAATCCATTTCATCAGGCACTACCATTGCTATCGGCTCTGCTTCCAGTGATGCCAGCGCGATACGAAACACATTAGCCAGCAGGCTGTCTGAAGACTTGTTATCGTGCGCCGAGTCGCTCAGGAAGCCTGTGATGTATGATTTAATCTCCGCGCGTTCTCTGGTAATAGTGCTCATATCAGTTTTCCTTATACGGATTAATTTTATTGTGCAGTGCGCTGAATGATTCCCATGTCACATCGGTATATAGCTCAATAACTGGTTCAAATGTCCTTCCAATTATCCAGACCAGTAATAGCGGGGATATCGGTATCATCAACACTATAAACAGAATGAAAAACAGAAACTCTGTTGTTCTGCTCTTTCGTGGGTAATTTTTTTCTAAATAATGTTTCATTTCTTACCGCCCTTTCGGGCGGCCTCCTGATGTTCTGAGGGTGCAGGAATCCCTCCGGTTAAGGATTTAATAAAAATCGTTTCTGATTTAAATCTTCAGTATTTAGTTGTTAGTTGGTTTATCGCCTTTATGCTTCAGCCTTATTTCGCAACCAGACACAAACCGGGCCATCTTCCGTATCATGAATGGAACCAATAAACCAGCCATCGCCCTCTGGTCGTTCCGGTTCCCATGCAGAAATATCAGCATCACACGCATCAAGGTCAGCACATCCTTCATCTCTGAAGCAGAGGACGTATTGAAGATTATTTTCCTCCATCCAGGCGTTAAACTCTTCCGTTGAAATATATTCCCGACCATCACAGAATTTTTCATATTCAGGATGTGTCCAGTAGCCATATCCGTCACGAACTACCGGCATTTCTTTAATTTCACTCACTGTTAACCTCCTGCAACGCTACACGATACGCCTTCTTTATCCACGCCTTACTGCCATATAATTTCGTCTTCATAATAAACACACCTGCACGACTCGCCGATATCCCCGGACAGGTTAACAGCACAGCATCCACCACACGGTTATGCTTCCGAAACTCCATTACAGTACTGCTGATAACCACCTGCCCCACCGGGCCGTAATCCTGATACAGGATTTTCACGCAGACACCCTCCTGTCGAAATAAACGTAGTTATTCACTATGCGCAGCGGCATGCCTAATTTTCTGGCAATTTCCCTTCTTTGCATGCCTCTCTGATGCAGTTGCCGCGCCAGCTCAATATCACGCTGAGAATATTTTGCCGACGGGTGAAAATCACCACGTAACATCATGCTGATGCCCAGCTCCCGTGCCTTCGTTCTCACTGCCGCTTCAGTTCGTCCGATAAGTGCGCCAACGCTTTTTACCTTCATCGTTCCCGCACACTGCCGGAGTATCATGATTTCCGCCCGGCACCACGTCTTCCACCCACTCACCGCTGCTGTTCTCTGGTGGCGGTAATATCCCGGAGAATATCCCGGCACTTGTTCAGCTCCCGCAGCGCGGCGCAGACTCGCTCCCACTTCTGAACCTGACCTTTTGCCCGGCGCAGCTCGCGGTTAGCCACATGCAGCGATGGTAAAATCAGACCATCCGGATGCTTTCTGGTGAACGACGGCTGTGACTGCACTGTGACCGCCACACTTTCCGTTTTTATTTCTTCCTGTGTTTCCGCTTCCCCGACTGGTAACGCAACACCTGCTGGCTGAGGAAAGGCTTTACCATCCGTTTCCGTTATGGATGCGGCTTTCGGCTCTGCCGGTAAATCAGCGCCCGGTATGCAGTACCGAAATTTACCGCCCTGATTCACGCGAATCAGACGCCCTTTGCTGATTGCCATGGCCAGTGATGAATTCGCCCGGCGGGAGGTAATCCCGAACATCAGTGCCAGCTCATCCGCCGTTTGTGGGCCATGATGTTCAATCGCCTCAGTCAGCATTTGCGCTGTCACTTTCGGTACCGGTGACACTGGTTCACTTTCACCAGTCTGAGTCAGCCACCACATCGACCCCTTGTTATCCGCTTCACCACGGCGCTTCAGTTTCCACAGTTCGTTGACAGCATCTTCGCGGCTGATTCCAAGGCGCGATGCCACTACCTGTGAAGAGGCTTTTTTCAGTGCTTTCAGTGCGTCAAATACGGTTTCCATTAATATTTCCTCCGACAAAATCGTTTCTCAGATTCAAATAAAACCAGCTGCCTTCCGGCGTTCGTATTCCTGTTTCAGCCGTTCAATTGGCGTTGGCCCTTGCGGGTGTTTCGCCCCTTCCAGTTGTCGTCGCACTGGCGGAACACTCATCCCGTTACCAACATGCTTTGCCCATTTCGTCAGTTGCCGTTCCGCAAGTCGTTTTAACTCACCTTGCGTCATCTGGCGCTCAATCCCTCTGGTACGCATTTCGAGGCAGATGTGGTACAGCACAGGCTGTGGCCACGGGTATTTATCACTCCCGTCGTATCGCCAGGATTCATTGCGCCAGCGCCGGTACTCTTCCATCACGGCATCCACCGTAAGACCAAATGGATTTGCCCCACTCTCCGAAATCAGCGCAACAAACTCAGCCAGGTCCGGGGGCCACGTTTCACCCGCCCGGCAGCGGTCCATGCACTGACGGCACACCAGACGGATTTGCTGTTCAGTCATCGCACCAATCTGGGCAATCCAGAGCTTCGAAGGTGCGGCCCCGTTCTTCTGAGTCCAGCGGTTCGAATACACCTCCCCCATGAGCTCCCACAGCTTCCAGGCCGTTTCCGTTGCTGATAAATCCGTTGTCACGTTCCCACTGTTCGCGTGCAGCCCGGATTTCCTGAACTGCCCGTGATGCCGTGCCACCTGATGCTGCATGGCTTCCCCCCTTGCTGACTGGTTTTACCTGTGCCCTGACGTGCTGCACGTGGCGGGCAAATTTCTGCTCCCACTGAACCTGCGTGAAAACCTTCCCCTCCGCCATCCAGTAATCCCGGAATGCGGCAAGCTCAGCAGGTGTAAATTCCGGCTCAGGCAGAGCCATACCCCACACTGCTGCCCGTTGTCGAAAATCCGGCGACGGCTGCCAGACAGTAGTCATCGAAAATTTCCCGATCGGTTCGCTCAGGCCGTCCAGGTATTCAGGTTCGGCTGTCTGCAACGGCGCACCATTCGACTCACTGGTCGGAATACTCTCGCGCGCGTTATGTGTGGGGTTTAATTCTGTATCTGTATCTTTATCTGTATCTTTATCTGTCGTGACTTGTCGTGACTTGTCGTGACAGATGCGTGACACGTCGTGACTCATCGTGACAATCAGCATTATGTTTCCGCAGCTTTTCCCGCTCCCGCTGCGCTCTCTTGCGCTCTGCCGGGGATTTTGCCGTTTGCGAAACGTTACCATTGTCCTCTTTCAGCACCTGACGTTTTTCCCATCCGGAAATAAGGTCACCATCCAGAACCCGCCCCTGCATTGCATGCAAAATTGAATCAATTACGTCTTCCGTCACATCAAGCGCACTTGCTAAATCTTCCGTCGTGACATCAATGTGACCACGTAGTGACACGCCGTGACATGTCGTGACATTTCGTGACGCGCTCACCAGAAGATGGATATACACTGCCATCACTGTTGCGATTGGCTGTCCTGATACCCTGGCAATCGTTCGCCACTTGGGGTCATTTGGCATGTCATGCCACAATCTGAGCCAGGCATTAGCCATACTCACCTCTTCTGATACCGAACTTTACCCTCGAACATCCGGAAGAAATCCGGCATGAATATTGTTGGTCAA